TTATCTTCATCTTTAATGGAAGTTCCACTTATTGTACCATTGAGTACGGCACTTGTCAAGGTTTTATTTGTTAATGTTTTAGTACTTTGTGCTAGATAGGTATCAAAGGTATCTACTGATGTCTGGCGCATTGTGCCATTATCATTAGTTAAGATACCATCACCACCAGCTACGGCTGTTGTACCTACAGTAGAGCCACCATCTGTAAGATTAAGTTCTGCTGTTGTGGCTGTTACACCATCAAGAATGTTTAACTCAGCAGTGGTAGAGGTTACACCATCTAAGATATTTAATTCTGCTGCTGTTGATGTAACGCCATCTAGTATGTTAAGTTCTGCAGTGGTGGCTGTAACACCATCCATAATGTTCAACTCTGCTGCAGTAGCGGAGATAGCTGTACCATCAAGGTTAATTGCATCTACATATGCTACACCATCTATGTACAGGTCTTTCCATTCTGCAGAAGAACTACCAATGTCACGTGTATTGTCACCGTCTGGTATTAAATCAGCACCAAGAGTACCAGATACAATTACGTTACCTGATAGCGTCATAGTACCAGCTATATTAGCTGCACCAGCTAGATGTAGTTCTTTAAATTTTAGGCTACTAGAACCAATGTCTACATCATTAGTTGTTACAGGAAGTATTGCCCCGTCTTGAAAACGTAGTTGTTCTACCGTAGAACCTGCACCACCTGCGTCTACAAAAACACCTATACGATTATTTGTATCATCAACAACAACTTTATTAAGTGGTGTAGCAACTCCGGGGTCTCCAATCAATCCTATAACTGGACCCTCTGCTGCCGTACCATCGTGTTTATGTCCTGATGTATTTACAAATGCTGAAAGTATTTGGTTAAATTCATTGTTACTGTCGGCAGCATTGATAATATCACCATCTGCAAAACTGGACTGTCTGGTATAACCTGCCATTAATTATCTCCTTGCGTCTGCCGCAAACTCTAGTTGAAATCCCTTTAGGGCGTATGGTGCTGATGTACCTCTATCGTTAACCCGTAGTGCTACAGCAAATCCACTACCCTCAATTGGTTGTCTAATAAGTGGGTTAGACTGTCCACCGTATGTTGCAGTACCATAAACTGAACTTCCGTACACCGCAACTACCGTAGAACTGTCAAAGGGATAAGCTGCTGGTCTTGCTACATTGGGTGCTTCATAGTCATAACGTACAAACAAGTCTGCATTCACTGCTGCTTCAGGTGCGTAGTTAATAATTACACGCTGAAACGATTTACGTAAACCTGCGTCACCCATAGTCAAGTCAGGGGAACGATACTTACCAGTTACACTATTACCGTCAAAGTTATTCCCTTTTTCTTGCCTGTAAACAAATCCATCATAGTCACCATGTAATACAATACTTTCACCTGAAGCTACAACACTATCTGTACAGTTAGGTCTTATACCACGTAAATCTGCAAACTCGTAACTATCTCCCTTACGTACACACATGATGCCTTTTGTTAAATCTCTTGGTGTTTCGGAATTAGTAAAAAATATTCTGTACTGTGTCTTGTCTGGTATAACTACACTTTCAAACTCATCTACGTCAGACAATCCTTCAAAGCGTTCTTGTACTGCCCTACTGATTGTACCAAGTTCTACGTCACCAATCTTAGCTGTACCAGCAACTGTACGTAATCCGTCTGGTCCTAAGAATACAATGTCACCTGCAAATTCTTGAATAGTAGAACCGTTAAGACATCCAATCTCTCTAGTTATAGGTTGTATAGCAAAGTCAGCTAATGCACTACCTGTCAGTTTAAATATACGTTCTTCACAAAATATAATTAATGCGTCACGAAAAGGGAACAGACCAGTAATAGGACTATCTACATTTATTGTACCTGCGCCATTACCAGTTTGAAAATCATTATCTGTAAACGGTGCAGTAAATACTAGAGACTGTGAGGCTGCTGACATACCAGCAAAAAACATATGGTTCTTATAGCCAGTTACAAACTTAGGGTCTGCAGGTGCGCCAGAAGCATTAATGTCAACTACAGTATTACTAGCAGTCTTATAATTAGATGCATGGTTAGCACCATCTGCCCATATTATGTAATCTACACCAGCAAGATTATATCTAAAGAAAGAGTATCTACCAGCCCCAGTTCTACCTGAATCTATCTCTGTCCAGAACTGTGTTACTACTGCGGCATCGTTGTGTGCTGCTGCTGAAGTACTATTTGCTCCTCTTGAACAACCTGTAAATGTGGTACTAGTTTTACCTGTATAAGTAATTTGTTCTGTGCCAATTAATAAAGTGCCTTGTGTACTAAAGTTAGCAGTAGAAGCTACAGTAATAGTTGTAACTGAATTATTAATAGCCCCGTTTAGTGTAGTGCTACCATTACTACCTTTGTATACTTTACGTCCACGTGCCGCTATAACATTACCATCAAAGTGTGCGCACATTAAAACAGCTTCACTGGCACTTTGGTCTTGCGGAACTTGATTAACGTTCCACTTTTCGTAACCTGATACACGGCGATAACCACCTGTAGTTGCAGGTTCAAAGTTTTCTAGTTCTAGTGCCATCCCCGGCTGCATAGCAAAGGTTGATTGGTCAAGAACCAGCCCACC